AATTAGGCATCGTTGGCTGCATCAGTGGTAAAGAATAACTTTATACCGAGTAGTCGCGCATCTTCTGCCATATCATCGTTACCATCAGAAACATCTCTAAATATCCTAAAGAAACACATATCTGCATCAGCAGGGCTTCCTGCTATCGTAATTGCACCGCTTTCTGCGGTTACACACAAATCTTCTGCAGCACTTAAAGCGTCATCTGTTACAACCACTGCAGTACCATATGCAACGTCAATAGTATCATTATCAGAGACTGCTACGCCTTGCAGACCCCAAGCAACACCATCCGTGTCCGTTGCAGTAGTTGTCCAAAAAACCTGAAAAGTAACTGTGCCTTCATTCCAGCTTTTTGGAAATGCAATTTGAAACTGAGCGTGTGTATCTGCCGAGGCTTCAAAGTCCAAAACATTCATGTCAGGACGGCCAGAGGTTGTTTCTGCTGTGGTTAACGACGCACAACCATTTGTCGCAGTGGGGGTCATAGCCGCTGCAGGTACAAAGATAGTCTCTTTACCTGCCGTCTTAATCGCTGCACTTGAAACTGTAGGGGCTTGTGTAAAGTTAACCACACCGCCAGAGGAGATTGATAGCGCATCTGTATCTGATGCAGAACCAATAGTGCCAGCATCCTTAATGACAATATCATCCTTAAATGTAACAATACCTGCAGAAGATATGGTCATCGCATCGGTTGCAGATGCAGAACCAACCGTCCCATCATCAGGCACGGTGACATTAGTGCCTGTAAGAGCTACTGTTCCTGCAGTTGCAGGTAAAGTTATTGTCACATCCGCTGTAGATGCAGGGCCAATGAGAGTGACAGCGTTTGTGCCATTGTCACTGTCCTCAAAAAACTTCACAAAACCAGCACTGGTTGCGCCATTTTTAAGATCAGCACCCGCATTAATTACAGGGGTCGTTAGTGTTTTATTTGTTAGCGTAGATGTAGAAGCATCTGATACTAAAGTTGAGTTACCGCCTGTGCTTGGTATGGTTAAAACATTGTTAGCACTTTCTGAGTGAGGCGCAGCTTTTATTTGCTGTCCATGAGTGTTGGCTTCACAGTTGAATTGAATAGTGCCTTGGTTAGTATTACCTCGAACAGTTACATGGCCTGTGCCATTTGGGGCTAATTCTAGATCAGCGTTTGAAGTGGTCACAATATCCTGACCATTCATGTCTAGATCACCGCCCAACTGAGGTGACGTATCTTCGACGACATTTGATATAGCACCAGAGGTAGCAAGTCCTGCAACTACAGCAGACCTCTGAATTTTCTTTAGTCCACCACCTGACGTATCAACAGCTAAGAAAACATCATCGTTTGCAACAGTAGCTATTTCAGACAGAGAACCTACAGCTACGGAATTAAAGTTTGTGCCGTCTGCGATAAGCAAATTACCTGCAGTATTTGTTCCCAGTGTTAAATTACCGCCAACACCAAGATTACCTGAAGAGTCTAATGTAAGAGCGGTGCTAGTGCCTATCGCACTGGTGCCAATTTTAAACTTGTCACTGTCTCCATCGTCTACACCCATTGTAAATGTCTGTGTGCCAGACAGCGCAAAGGATAGGAAGGGGTCGCCATCAGTCGCAGTATTGTCGATGACTAATCCGGTGGTTCCACCCGCGCCTCCAAGGGTTAGGCCGGTATCTGCAGCATGAGTGACCGTGATATCATTATCAGAACCAAAACCAAGAACTGCACTATCGCTATCTAGCTTGAGATCATTACTAACTGTAACTGCAGTAGAGGCGTTCATATCAATGGTTGCTTCGCCATCAATACGCAGAACACCATCAGAGCTTTGTTGAATAAAGCTTGCGGTATCTCCAAACTGTATCTTTTCTGTGGTCGTTAAGAGAATGTCATCAGAAAATTTAAAATAGTCTTCATCTTCCATCCATGTTAATACGCCATCTGCAGTATTACCATCAAAGGTTACAACAATATCAGTATCGGCTCCTGTACCAAAAGTAATAGTGTTGCTTAAGAGCTTTTCAATAGCTCCTCCCTCACCATCTGTACCATCATGCTGATGGCCTCCTGTTTCAAAAGCGGCATCAATAGCATCAAACTCTGTGGTAAAATCAGACGCTTGAATAGTTTCCCCATCTACAAAATTTGTTGGGCTTGTTTTTGTATAAGCTGTACCCATTACATTCTAGCTCCCGGTGTAAATTCTAATGAAAATCCTTTTAAAGTATAAGTAGGATTTGTACTTGTATCTGTAAACTTTAGTGCCAATGCAAAGCCTGAACCTTCTACAGATTGGCGGTACAGGGGTGTGTATATTGCTGCGCCATATTCGGCTGTATTCATTATAGCACTGCCATAAAAAGCAGACCCCGCAGGATCAAGAAGATCATACAGTGCAGGGCTAGGCAAAAGAATATCTCCATAGTCATATTCAAGATTCATGTCTACACCAGCTACAGTGCCTGTTCCAAGATAGTTTATAACTACCCTTTGCATATTTTTTCTTATTCCTACATCACCCATATTGTAATCAATTGTTCTGTAAGTACAGGCCATTGTTACGCCATCAAAAGTGCTTCCATTTTCTTGTTGATATACGTAGCCATTATCAAAGTCCCCGTGAAGAACAGTGTCTTGATTAGATATGTTTCCATGAGCAGCACTCATAGGTTTAATGCCCTTTAGATCAGCATACTCCCAACCAATTTGACCTGTATCCGTACCTCTCTTTAGAACAGCCATAAGACCTGTAGAGTTAGCATCTGTAGCTGCACCGCTAGGATAGTATATTCTGTATTGACTTTTTCCGCGTATGACATGCGAGGAGATATTATCTATTTGACCCGCATTTAAACTAATTAACCTTGCCTGAACTTGCTTAGAAATCGTCCCTAGCTCCGTATCGCCAATCTTTTCAGTACCCGCGATAGTTCTTAAGCCGTCAGGAGCAAGGTAGATAAGATCACCTCCTATTTCTTGAATGCTAAAACGAGAAGAACAGCCTATGTTTCTTGTAACCGGCTGCAGCACAAAGTCTGCTACACTAGAACCGGCTAACCTGTATATGCTGTCTTTACAAAAAATAACCAAAGTTTCACGAAATTTTGCTAATCCTACAATTTCATCTCCCACAGATATCTGCCCTGCGCCAGAAGCAACACTGAAATCATTTTCACTGTAAGGTGCGCTAAACTGGACTAAGTGTCTGTTATTAGTCATACCCGAAAAGAATAGGTGGTTTTTATGCTCCACAACAACTTCAGGTGCCGCAGGTTTAGTTCCTGCTCCAGAACCTGCACCTCCTGTTAAAGGTAGGTAAGTGTTTCCATCATACGTGGCGGCATCGTTAGCTCCGTCAGCCATTGCAATTTTTTCTGTACCCGTCCAGTTATAAACGGAGAAAGAGTAACGTTCTGCATCAGAACGATTGCTAGCGATAGAAGTCCATCCAGAGCCTGAACTAAACATCACGTTAGCGCCCCGTGCAGCAACTACTTTATCATTCCATACTGCTATACCAAGTATTCCGCCTGAGCCAGTAACCTGATTATCATCAAACTTAGTAAACCCAAGAATTTTAGAGTAGCCTCCAGTTACAGAAGGTTCATAGTTTTCAAGAGTCACTGCTTCTCCGGGCTTTGCAACAAAAACACTTTTGTCAAGAACAAGACCGCCATCGCAGTTTACAGGAAAGGCTTGTATGGGCATTAAACGGCTCTCATATAGTCTTTTTGATTAAGAAGCTCTGTTTTCATTCTGCGGATACCATTCTCATAGTCTCTAAATGCAAACTGTGCAGCTTGATCGTTACCTCTAAGAATATGTACGTAGTATTTTACACGGGCTACAATTACATCTTGATACCTTAGAGGGATTTTTGGAGTGTCATTAAATAGAGACAATTCTGCAGAAGAGTCATAGAAATCAAACTCAACCTCATACTGAGTGTTTTCAGGTATCGGAGTAACTCCAAATGCAACATCACTCCTGATGCGGTATACGCAATCAGGCGCACCAAACCCACTATCGGGGGATGAAAGGGATAAGAACTCACTTTGCCTGTAGGAAGAATGATACCTACCTAATCCTTCATGGTACTCTTCATAAGATTTATACTTTAGAGGTTTTGCTGAAGCGTCCTCTTCAAATACTTCTATAAAATCTATATCAAGATTTTGAGATGCAGTATTGCTAAGACTTATGAAAGTCTGCTGAGTTGATGCAGTAAACCTAGCCGTTTTTATTTCTCCAGCGCCAACATTTGAAATAGTAAATGTTGTGGATAAATCAGAATCTTTATCGCTGCTAGAACCAGCAAAAACATTAAGAGTTTCAGAAGTAGCTGAAGAACTGCCCGAAGATATTCTTGCAGTAATTCTATATGATCTATTTTCTACTGTAGGTATGGCCTGATCAACGCAACCAGCGTTTAGCCGAAGAACACCCGCTGCGTATCCGCCATTGCCGCTAATGTCATTACTAACCGCTGGAGTGCCTCCTGTGCTAGTACCTGCAGGGTCAGAACTACGGCTAGACCAGTAAGAGCCAAGAGTAATTGTCTTGTCAAACTCTCCCTCTTTAATGAGGTTCTGTGGGCGCAGAAAAAACCCATCATAGTCTACATCAGTGCAGAAAGTAACAACTCCAGAGGTAGCCGTGCGGGTAGAAGATACGCCTGTTATAGTTTCTGCTGCCTGAAACTCTCCTTCAATAGGTTCTATAAGCATGTACTGCTCATCTGAATGACCACCATGCGGAGGTACTCTTCGTAGAATACCCTTTGCAGAGGACGTTCCTCCTGTAACAACCTCGTTGAGGGTGAAGGCTCCGCTAACACTAGAAACTACTACCTTTACAGGGTATTTATACTGACCTGTACCGCCAAAGAGAGTGTACCTCGCACTGTGGAAATGCCAAGGCCACTGAATGTACTCGGCATCTATATCGCGTATGGCTTTATTAATGCCTACTTTAACTGTGGTCTGTACACCTCTTGTGCCGGACAAACCTGCAGCAGTTTCTGCAACAGTTGTTTCGTTTATATCGAACAGAACAGAGTTTATTAATTCTACATAATTCATGGTTTGCCTAACTGTTAGCTAAAAATAATTCATCTATAGATAGCACCGCTTCTAGCCTATTAGCAGTTTCTGCTGTAAGTTTAATAGCGTCTCCCTCATTCAAATTTAAATCTAAATCTAGAATAAGGTAGCTATGTGAAGCTATTGCAAATTCATTTACAATAGAGTATGTAGCACTCGCACTAGCATCGGTTATCTGTACGGTAATGTCCGTTTGATGTCCTGAGGTTTGGGCTATAACAATTTTTTTTAATACAGCATCGTGACCAGCAGGAACGGTGTAGACTGTTGTTTGATCTGTGCTGCTAAGAGCAACCCCTGCATTTCTTAGTCGAACTGGACGGGCTAGTGCGTTTGTCAAGAGTCTATCCCCTTAGTTTTTTTTATAGCGGGTGCAAAATTAGTCCCAATAGAGGACACGCATTCAACATCAGGGTTGATGTCGGCTACTCCCGTTAACGTGTAGCTTTTAGTTTCAGGGTTTATATACATTGTAAAAGTTATGCTGTATTGAAAATCTCTGAAAGAAAATGCAGGATACTCTCCAATACTTTCAGCTTGAATTTTAATAGTACCTATAGGAAAACAAAGGTTAGAAGCCTCTTGCGATTGGCTTGGTTTTACCGCTATAAAAACCATTGCAAAAAAAAGCAACGCCGCCGAAATCCGCTTCATATCACATACCCCAAGCTTTCTTTAAATACATCTGAACAAGCGTTGATTTTGTAAACATGCTCTTTTGAGTTTCCATGAGATAAGCATTTACCTCATACATATTTTGCAAAATAAAAGACTGTTCGTAAGATACATTAGAGGACATCCATCCAATTATGTTTTGTCTAAAACCTTTAGTGACCTTCCCTACTCCATGAGGGTATATGATAGGAAATATTACAGCTTCACCTGCACCTAGCTTTTTACCTATCCTGCCTACTGAAGTATCTAAAATAAATTCTCCACCTTCGTAATCGTCTGATAAATTTACGCTCCACCCATAGTCAAAGAATACATTTTTTGATTTAGGGTTAGCCTTAAAAGAATCTACGTGTAAATCGTAGTAGTCGTCTTTAAAATATTTGTTATAAAAGTTTACTGATACTCTAGTAGGGCAATACACGCTGTCTATATAGTGAGTATCGTAAAATTTGTCTGTAATGAGTTTTCTAACTTCATCTGGAACGCTGTTAGACTCTTGATTGCTTTTTATGCTTTCTAAGTCAGCGGCAGTCTCTTTTCCGCTTTTGTACGTGTTACTATCTATTTTGTCCAAACAAAAATTTACTTCATCTTTAGTAAGTAGCTTGATAAACATATGACCTCCATCAATTCAATATCATAGCAAGAAGGGTGGGGTTTTTAAAAGGAACCCCACAGAAACCTTTAGTACATTTACGTACCCGACGAAACCGTAGCCGCTTCCGTAAGCGGGTTGCGAGAAATGTCAACCAAGCAAACGTGAACGCGGAAACGAGCAGCACTTTCACCAGACGAACCAGCATCAAGGATGAGGGCGTCAATCGTGTCAGCACTTGTTAGGATACGAGCGTTAGCCCCGGAAGCCCCAACAGCGGCTTCAAGGAACGGTGTAAAGCCAGCAGCAAGCACAGAACCGTCAACAAAACAGTCTACGTCACCACCAGTAATACCGATATCCAGAGTAACCTGAGCATTACCACGCGCTTCAAGAACTTCAAGCGCACCGGCAATAATCATGCTATCCGCAGGAACGTCAACCAACTGGACGACATCTCCACCCGCACCGCCATCGGCAGTGTCGTGGACCTGCGAAGTGATCACATAAGGAGTAGGCATACGCGAAGGATGACCAACGGTCCCACCTCCGGTAATAGTACGATCAATAGTAGCCATAAGTTATGTCCTCCCCTTAGCTGTAATCTACAATGCCGAGGCAGAGAGCCTCTGGACGAATGACCTTACGGCCATAAACGTGCAGACCGCGAACCACATCCGAGAACGAATCGGGATCGCGAATAACTTCTGTCTTAGCAATTGAGTTGGCAGTCGCCATGCCGGAAATGTGACCAGCAAGAACAATGTTCTCACCAGTACCAACGCCGGAAAGCGATACCATGTCGGTCGTAGTCGTAGCATCCGCCGACTGACGGAGTGCATTTGACTTGTAGAGGCTGAAGCCCATAATCTTCTGGTTCGTAACCAGACCATTACGGAGCGGGGAACTAGCGTCACCCGTTACCTGAACTTCAACGATCTTCGCACCCGCTTTGTACAGGTTTTCATAGACACGCGGGGGCGCTACAAACCAACGGTTCTCTTCAGGAACGTCCTGCTCATCGAGCTTACGAGCCATAAGAGCCATAAGGTTTACAACGTCATCACCGGCATCGGAACCAGTAACCGTAACTGGAGTACCTGAAGTACCAAGATTGGAATCGGTTTCAACCGTGCCAGAAGCACCCTTGATACCCGCATTGTCAATCATGGCCTGAAGTACGTTCTTGTCGTAGTTACGTTTCAGCGAAAACGCACCTGAAGAGGTGGCAAGCGCCTCAAAGTTCACATGCGACTGACGCTCTTCGATGTCATCCACCTTAAACGCAAACGCCTGTGCCTGATCTACCGTCAACTGGATTTCGTCATCTGCCAAGTCCTGCGGCGTAACCACAGAGCCTCGCGAGTATGCGGAAATCGTAACGGTAGGTTCTTTCATAATCCGAACCGTGTCACCAAAGTTCTCAATTTCTCCTGCGTAGTCAGTATTGGTAATGTCTTCGACTACCGACGCACGGCGGAAAAACTTAAGAACCTTTTGGCTATAGATTTCGGCCTGAAAATTACCGGTAGGTAGATTACCATAACCGGCTGATACGGAAACAGCCATATCTCAAGTCCTTTCTTTATAGTCTATCTATTAACGATACGTCCCTCCGCTTGAGCCTGATCCAGTTCTGATTCAACTTTTTCAAATTCATGCGGTTTGAGTCTACGTATCTCTGAAGTAGTCCACACCTTTTTGTTTGCATTCGAGTCTGTAGCAACATTAATGCCTTTAGTCCTTGTTACGGCTTCTGCTGCTGCAGCCTGTTGTTTGCGAGGTCTGCCTACTTTTTTGTTTGAGCCAGTATCGGCCTTGTACAAGTCAAGAACGCGGGAAGCCCATTTAACATCTTCCTTGTTCTTCGTGATACCATCTGAAAGGCTAGGTGGCTGCTCCTGAAGCCAAGAGGCAAACTTTTCAGACTTTTTAATTTCTGAGAAGTCAGGATGCAGGGCCAGCAATTGCTGATAAGCACTTTTAGCTTTTAGCTGCTCTTCCTTCCGAGAAAGATGCGAAACTTGTTCACGAAGTTCAGCAAGTTCTTTTTCAGCATTCTTAGCAGTAATCGCTTCAACTACATTATATACGTCAGGATAGTTTTCTTTAAAGTTCTCAATATTGGCGTCATATTCTGGCGCTTCTTGTTCTACGGGTTGAGAAACAAGCTGTTCCTTTTCCTCTCTCCACTCATGGAGTTTGGAGTCGTAGTGCTTCTTTAAATCATCATAACGTTTTTTGTAATCATGCTCCTCCGTCTGCACTTCAGAATTATTCTGAGAGGGCTGAACGGAAATGGTTTCATCGTCAAACTGGTTAGTGTCTTCAGCGTCTTCCTCTAGGGTAGCTTCCGGGTCAACTACTTCATCGTCCTTGTACACATCAGATTTGTAGCTGCCTTTATAAGGGCCTAGTTTCTCATCTTCTTTAGCTTGTACTTCTTTAGTCATTTTTCCTCCTTACGGGGCCTATAAAAGGGTAGCCGCAGTTGGGTTTGGTACTACGCAGGGCCGTTAATTAACGGGTAGCTGCATCTTATTTTGCAATGTACGTTGTCGTACTTGCATTTTCTTCCTTTCTCTGTAACTCTTTATCAGAGATTGGAGAAACTCTTGTCTCATTATTTTGAGACATAAAACTTTGTTGTTTCTCTAGCGCGA